GTTTCATTTAATACTTGATAATTATCAGAATTATCAATTCCGTAATAATTTATATCATTTGTGCTGCCAGCAACTTGCGTTTGCGTAAGATACCCTCCAGAGCCTTGCACTTCTCTAAATTTCCAAGGATATCTTTGATTGCCGGTGTATTGAGCAACAACACAATTACGCGCGGCGAAGATATAAAAGCCATTTACGTAAGCTTTTATAAATTTAATTGCGCCTTGGAGATTACTAGGAATTTCGTTGCCGGCCCCAGATACTAGCGAAGGGGAAAAATCTAAAGGATCAGTAGTAGACGACCACAGGACATAATCAAAAGTAGCAAGGACAAGATAATTATATGTCCCTGTCATGCTAACTACGTCATTTAAACTTATACTTCCTGGCATTGACGCAGCTATAGTAGCTGTCACATCTGTAATAGTAAATGCTATTGTGGAAGTGCCTGTGTTATAAGCGCCTGCAACGAGTTCATATACTTTAGTAGTGACTAGAGTATGAACTAAAAGAAAATTACGATTACCTACTCTTGCAAAATGCGCGTTGTCATTATTAGGAATAAGAAATCCAGCAGGTGGAGCTACAGCTTGTAATTGCCAAGTTTGTAAATCTTTTGATTTCTGTATTGTGCCGTTAGAGTAAAATGCTAGATACATTATATCTAACACCACAGCTCCAGAAGCGGAAACTGAATGAATATTTAAAGGCAAAAAATACGATACAACTACTCCGCCTCCAGCACTAGTAGACGCTTGTGGAATAAATCCTATAGATTGGTAACCTTCAGAGTTTGGAAAAACATTCTCTACATACAAAACTTGAGGAATTCCAACAGACCCTTGATTTGTTTCTCCTGCTGCATCTATTCTACGATCAAAATTTTGATCAGGGCCAGGAATAATTACGCTTCTCCCAGCCCTAGAAAGAGTCATAGGAAACATAGCAGCGGATAGATTTGCTCGATAATGCTGCTGAGCCATATCAATACCCAACCTGCTGAATACTGGTTGTACGGAGAATAGTCAGTTCATCAGAGACAAGTTCTCGCTGTGTGCGGAATTTTTCCATTTGCCCAATTGAGCGAAAAATCTGAGCAGCGGCTTCGTAGATTATTGCGAAAGGAAAGCTATTGGCAACCCAAGAAGAGTAGCCTGCTGTGGTAATTATTGGATCAATGTAATAAGAAATGTATATATGCTGAAAAGCAGCTGCTGCTTTGAGCCGGATATTATCTCCAGCAAGAAAGGCTACATTAGGTCTCTGAACACCGTAGGCGTCATTGAGATTCAATGCATCAATGATATTGAATTCCACTGTTGGCTTGGCAGTAGGAATATCATATACTCGCACGAAATTAAGTGTGCGGAATCTAGGCAGAGCTAGTGTTGTACTCAACTCTTTTTCTGCGCTAGAAGCGCCTGTATCTATAACACCTTGGAATAGGTCTTTAGGAAAGTAATCAAATCTGTGAGCTTTGAGAGTAGCAGACTGAATTGCAGAAAAAGTCAGTGCTGCTAAATCAGGACGATTTGTTATTTCAATAACTTTTTCTTGCAATTCAACCAAGTTCATTATATTTCCTTATCAACCACGTGGACCAGAGCCAGCAGCCACAGGTGCGATACTTGTGGTATTTGCAGGATTTAATCTGCCTTGTTCATAATTACCCATGTCGCGCCCAGGAGTTCCAGAAGCTTGCAGAGCCAAAAGTCGCGCTTCTTCAATTAACTCCTTGCGAATACTTCCACGAAGTGCTGCAATAGGATCATGAATATTTGCATCGTAATACATTTCACCTGGGTCAATACTCAGACCAGGAACTTTGTATTTAGTAATCTGACGATCAAGATATTCAATCACTTCCGGGTCATCAGTAATGAAGCGACCACGAATAAATATGATCCGTGTACCTGCATCAGAACACATTTGCATTGAAGCAGAGGCAGATTTAAATACACGTTTTGTGCGATCAATAGATGCTTCAGACACAGAATCTGTGAGAACCGGGACAGGAGCAGTTTCTGAAGCGGCGGCGATAGTTCTAAGAAGTTCAGCAGTAGATGACATAGTTTTTCCAACTGAGGGTTAAAAAAGTAGTAAGTGTTTTTATCCAGAACACTTACCAGAAAACTGGTGCCCTCAGGAGGCGTTACCTTCGACGAAATTGCATATCTTCCTGTCTCCTTAACCTACTTTCATGGTCGTCAAGAGTTCGCTTAATTAGAGCAAATTCTTTTTCCGCTTCCGAAGCAGGATACTTTTGCGCGCTGATAGTTTGGTAATCAGAGAGGCGTTGATTTACGCCTTTAAGATCGGAAGAAAGGCTGGCTGCCCAGTAAACTATAGCAACTAACTGAGCGGTAAAAGCAATTGCCACAGTCAGCCAGGCCCGTATCTCAGTAATCATCAATGGACGATCTCCTGATCTACGATTATCGTCCATTTCACTCAACCAACAGCCGCAGCAGTTAAGTTCATAATCAGCGCATTTGCCGGCGGATTCTTAACAACGCAAGTCAGTTCCGTAGTAAGAGTTCCACCAACTGCGTCGATGCCGTTATCAACAACTTGGCCAGCCATGTTGAAATCAGCTTTCATGGTTTTACGGCCGCCAAGATAGGCAACACGGAAAGTGCTGAGATCAACTGCAATTGCGTACTTTGCCCAGTCAACGTTAGAATTGAACAAAGGATGCTCAATCATTCGGAACGAGCCGCGAGCAATATTAAATTGGCTGAATTGTAGACCATAACTAGTGGCCCCATTCATCATTTGATACTGCGTATTCAACCTACCAATGTTATTAATAACTTTGCGCGCAGTGCCGCCAACGAAAAGAACCCGCTCATTACCAACTTTAGGATCGGTACTCTGATTGAACACTGGATCCAAGAAGTTTTCAAGTTGCGTAAAATTCGTGGTGCCGCCGGCAGTATTTACGTTAACTGCTGCGTAACTCGGAGGATAGTAGGTCAGATTTGAAACAATTGGAATCAAACCATCCATGGTACGGAACGGCTGACCATTTCGAGTCGACTGAGATTTTTCTGAAAAGAACAGCGCTTTCTCAATATCTGCTGCGTGAAAAGCTGCATTATCTTGACGATTTTCTGCAACAGTTGATTCGCCTGCAATAACTTGAGTTGCCTGAGCCGAGCCAGAGAGTGCCCAAGTATTGCGGAAAATCTGCGTCAGATTCGTAATGCGCACCGGGTTAATCTGGAGAGCATTAGGACGAATCGAGGATTCTTCGAACGCGTTACCAACTTGATAGAAGTTTACATTATCAGCAATAGCTGCCGCAGCAGTAGTGCCAACTCCACGCTGAACTTGAACTTGGGTAGGAGAAATGATCTGGTTAAGAAGAACAATTTCTTTTGTCGACTCGGCGCGCAGTAACATGCCAGGGAGTAAATTAGCTGTGCTGGCAACAGTAAAGACGTTAGCCACGCCATCTGCAACTGCCGCATCAAGATTCATGTTCGGAAAGATCATGGTCTTGGTGAAGAAGCCGTGCTCGACTTGAAGCGCAGTTTCCGTAGGAAGCATTGCAGTCATGCCGAATAGTGGAGCTTGCCCCATTGGCATTAAACGAGTAATGGCAGCAGCAAAACTTTTTGCGGCCAAGTCCTGCGTAAATTGACTGGTGTTAAAAATACCGGTAGTCATTTAAATAAACCTCTTAGTGTGATAGAATAGAGAATAATTCAGAGAACGCGCCAAGAAACCGTAGCTGCGCCAGTGCGAGTAATTACAACATCACTAACACTGGAAGCTGGCGTAGTTGCGCGGCCAAGTAAAGTTACGCCAACACCTGCAACATAAGTAGCTGCAAATGCAGGAACAACACTGACTTTGATAACAAAACTATCACCAATATTCATGTCCGGGGCCGCAGCAAGAATTTGTGCAGCAGTCGGCGTAGTGACGTTTCTACCAGCGGTAAAGCCAGTAAACTGCACTGCGCCGCCAAACATTTCTGTAACCGCAAGTGTTAAGTTTGCGTCAGTTGCATTGGGAGCAACAATTACATTGGCATGAAAACCATCACCAGGAGAGGCACGCTTTGGCAAACCTCCATTCAAACCATCAGTCAAAACCGAACGGGTAAACATTTGTGAAATTCCTTCTGCACCAGGTGCAAATTAAGTTTTAAGATACTCTTCCCAATCTGTACTGTCGGCTTCCGGATTGGATTTACCTTCAGAACTATCTTTTTTCCCAGGGTTAATCATTCCTGACACACCCATGAGATATTCCTCAGCCATCACTTGCAATTCAGCAGAAGTGGCTTTTGGATATTTTTCTGCAAGTTGAGCTTGCACAGCTTGTACAACTGGTGCAACAGCCGGATCGGCAAATGCTGCGTTCTTAGCCATAAGGCCTTCAGTGCTAGACTGTTTACGTACGAGTTTTGGTAACTGTGCGGCGAACTCATCCCGAGCTTCTGCAATTCGCTTATCCATCATCTTCTGGGAGAGGATAGCAGATTGGCCAAACACAGTTTGTGATGTTTTGTTTAAAGCGTTCATCAACGCTGCAACAGCTTCTGGTCCGCCAGCTTGAATTTTTTGTAGATCTTCTTGAGATACTAATTTAGCAAAATCTACTTTTCCGGCCGCTTCCATTAATTTCTGGGGAGAAAATTCGGAAACTTCATTGCCTTTAGGCGCGGACTCATCAGGTTTCGGAGGTTGCCACAGGTCAGTAAATTTTGCGACAGGGGATTCTGGCGGCTTGTTCCCATCAGCAGGCACAATACCATTAGGATCAGTTTGCGGAGACTGTTGTGTGCTTTGATTCGGAGGATTGTTAATATTCCCTTGTTGTTGCGGCAACTGCTGTTGTTGAGGAAAATTAGGTTGGGCCGGCACAGGTTGTTTAGCAGCACCAAAGATTTTTTGCATAAGAGACATGATTAAACTCCTGAGGATGGATTAGCAACTTGATTTTCTGCCATAGCAGACTCATCAAGTAAAGAAGAGAGAGCAAGAATTTGCCCACGAAGATCAGCATCTTGCTGAAGAAAAGACATTGGGTTAATTGGATCGTAAGCTAGGTTGAGTCTTGTATGTGCGAGCTGTGTAATGCGATTTTGTATGACTTGTTTCTGTGTAATTGTATATATTTTACCCTGCAGTTCTTCTTGCGGAGAAAGAACCCAGGATTGGAAAGCGGAAGCTGTGGATAATGCGGCCATATTATTTTTCCTCTCCTAAAGTTCCAGGAGTTCTAGACATTCCAGAAGCCATTGCTGGATTTACCATTTTTGGATCAAAACCAAATTGCTCTGGAAGCGGTTGAGGTTTATCATATGGAATACCTTTTTGCACAGAAAGAGAAGCTAGATTATTATACACTGCAAGAGCGTTTTCATAAGCTACTTGTTCTGGAGATTTTTCAAAAGGCGTTAAATCGGCATTTTCTGTTTTCATTAGATAAGAGAATAGTTGTGCAATATTGTATCCTTGTGCGAGAACTTGGGAGGTACCGATAATTTGGAGGGAGGATTTGAGAGTATCGCTGGAAATTATTTTCTCTTTAGGGAGCAAACCATCTGTGACTTTGAAATTAAGAATTGCATTTCGCAGAACAATTGGATCAATCTCTACATTTTCTGCTTGGGAAGGAGAATACACAGATGCCTTACCTTGGTATTGCATTGTATTAATTTTCAACACTTCTTTGATAGGCGTGAATACTTGAGCTTCTAGAAGAAGAGCAGTCAATTGATCCTTACCAGTAGCATTGGACATGGTAGATTCCCATTGTCCATCAGTTTTATTGCCTTTAACAAACTGCCCTTGGCGCGCCGCATTCTGTCCGTTAAGTACATTTCCTAACTGAACAATCATCTGAATCTCTTGCATATTCATTCCAGCCTGATCGTCACGATAGGGGAACTGATACACAGCTTCACCAACAGGTTTTCCATAAGCAGCCGGGCGCACTGGAATCTTAGCTGCTGGGTTGGAAGAATTCATATGAGCTTCAGATACCCGAGATGGATCATAAATCACTCGATCTGTAACTGCTCGTCTCCGTCCTGCTATAGTAGCATTCATCAGCGCTGTAGCTGCTTCTTGAAACGGTTTGGCATCCGTGGCAAGTGATTTTGATTGGTATCCTAAGCCATCTTCGCTTGGACAACCGAAAAAGACAGGTATTTTCTCGTGTGCATTTGTTTGGCGTTCTGCATAGATTAGCACAGAGTGGTTCACAATTATGAGTTTCCATACTTGTGGCGTATTTTTTGCTGGAACCCCTAGTGAATAATCAGAAGGAATTATGCGCACATATTCTGTGGATACTTCATAGAGCCCTTTATAATTTAATCGATCATTACGATTAGAAGATGTGAGCCCCAGATAGGCAGACCAATCTGTAGTTTGGATATCTTCTGCGGAAAGGAGGGAGTCGTAATTAAGGATTGGAAGATGATAAGAAGCTCCTTGGTTTGACCCTTGCCCCATGTTGAGAAGAGAAGGAGATTCAAAAGCTGCTTTGATATTTGCAATTAACTTTGTTTCGAGAGAATTGATAAGTGCCTTAAGTGCAACACGAGACATTATCTCCGTGTGACCAGCAAACTCTCCGTGAACAGGAATATCATAAGGCTCGCAGCGAGTATCGAAATAGATATTATATGGATTCCAGCGTTTAACACAATTACCGGCCCAAATAATTTCTTTCGGCTTGCCTTCTTCGCCACCTTTAAAAGAAGGATCTGAATCTATTGCTGCTGTGACAATCTTATCCCAGGTTACTTCTACTGCAGAAAGGTTGTATTTAAAACCATCGTAGAAAAATAACATAAGTTGGCGCGCCCAGCCACCTCTGATAGAATTCTCTTCCAGAACTGCCTGGAATTGTTTAGCTGCGTCTACATATTGCGGCCCGGACACTACACCGAAGATTGGATAGTCTGTGAGAAATACAGCAGATTGGTAAGCTACTGCTGCGTTGACTTGAGGTTTGATGATTGGAACAGTGATGTTCTGTATCTTGGTAGGATCGCCGCGAGAATTGGCGATTTTCGATCTGAGTTGATCTTCAGATAAATCATTTTCACGGAGATAGGCAAGATCAATGTCTCGCATACGTTCACGCATTTTCCAGTGACGTTCCACAGTTACGCTAGCATAGCGATGATAATCTATGAAAGCCATCTGCGTTTTTGCAGGAACAAATTGAGCAACAGTTGCAGCCATATTAATACCCATCTCCGGAATCGGAATCACCAGAACCATCAGATCCTCCAGATCCAGTTCCATCGCCTCCAGAATTATCTGAGCCAATATCAGAACCAGCACCAGTAGACCCAGAATCTGAAGAGTCTACATCTCCGGCTTGTCCATCAGCGCCGCCAGGGCCGTCACCAATTCCAGAATCATCACTAGAATTACTTCCACTAAATAGTCCAGATATTAGACCTATTAATCCAGTGACTGCACTTATCTTTCCGCCGATTCCGCCAGTAGCATAAGAAGTTGCTAAATTTACCATAGTGTTTAATGTGTCAGGTTTTCCAGCATCACGGCCAGCACTTAGTGAGCCAACATTTCCTAAGTCAGGAGAGCCGTTTTCTATGAAACTAACATCAGTTGACTCATTTGCAGCTGCGTTAGATTGCCCAGGCTCTGTACCAAAGTCTCCCATTGAGGCTAAGAAAGGGTTAGAGGAGATTTTAGTGGAGGGGCGCGGCTTGTAATTATCCCCGTGCGCTGGGTCACCATCATAGGAATAATTAGATTCATAGGGACGGTTGAAGATAGAATAGAATCCATCTAGAGCAGTTGGATCGAAAGATGGATAGTATTTTCTCGCTTGCTTAGTTTGAACAGAGTCAGTAGAAGGAAAAATTATCATAGCAAATGATTCCTAGAAAGGAGAGTTATATTGTTCGGTATGTACCGGGAGACCCGAGAATTCTTGCATTTCCACAACCAACCCAGCTGTGAGAAATTCACCGTACATTTCCGGCACTCTAGTAGCATAAGTAAACAGATCAAGGACTCCATCTGTGTTATTTGTTTTGAGAGGATTGAAAGAGACGATCTGGCTGGTGAGATGAGATTTGCATTCTCGCGCCACATAAAGTTCGCCAGCAAGAAGTTGTTTAAACATGGTGAGAATGCGGGAATTTTTAGACGCTTGGCCAGAATAGATGTCAACTACTTCAATACCGGAAATACCATACCGTTCCAATGTCTGGGTCATGATCCAACCTAGGACATATTGAAAGGCATTAGATTCGATTACTATGAGTCGACAATTGCGACGAAGACATAAGCGGATTGTTTGCTCACATATATCTCCAGGGGATAAACGATCTTCAATTATTTCTGTACCGACTGGTTTAGAATCGAAGAGTTCAAAATAACCTATCGACACCATGTCCGCATTTATTTTATCTGTTGCCGGATCGATGATTACATAACTTCCCTGGTGAAGAGAGTCATCTTCGTAGGGGTTTTCAGGGATTTTAGATATATCTATGAACCGATTTACAGAAGCGTTTTCATCATTCAAAACTTCTGCAAAAAATATCTCTGGCTTACCTGCAGATAGATCATTCTCATACTCTCGAAGCAGTTGTGCAATCGGCTGAAGATCTTCCCAGAGAGATGTTCCATCAGCAAGAATGCCGCCAGCTATAAATTTTACCCAGTTAGAGTTAGTTTTGATTTTCCGGAGAAGGGAAAACTTGGTAGGATACATATTTGCAATGAAAATAAAGAGACACCCTTCTGGACTCTTTGCTTTCATTGCAGTGCCGTACATCCAAGTTTCTATTTTTTCTGAAACTACGTCGGAATCTGCGTCTTCTCGAGTTTGAATATCATCAAAAAGCATGATATCTGGGCGGACGTTTTCAAGAGTTATACCTCGAATGTCAGATTCAGCACCTGCGCCCATCAGAATGATATTTCTACCACGGAAACCAAATCTTTTAAGGTCTTGCCGCTCGTTGATTATGCCTAGATTCCAATCTCCAAATGCTCGCTTGACATTCTGCTCATTGAGCATGGAAGCTATGTCGGAGATTATGTTATTTGCTTTGGATTGAGTACCGCAAATTATTAGGATAAATTGTTTTTTGGTGAAAAGGATGACATAGATGATAAATATTTTCATCAACATGGTTTTTCCAAACCCGCGAGGTAAACCTATTGCGAGTTGGGAAAAATCACGTGTGCGATGGACGTAAGAAAGTAACCAGGACCAAATTGCTTTGAATACTGTTGGAAAGAAATACTTAAAAACTGTCGGAAGGCAAAGAGCCGCCAGGAAATCTAATGACTCACGGGAAAGTTTATCTACTTCTGCTGTGGAGAAGTTAGATTCTATACTTTCTGGCTCGGGCGGCTCTGGTTCTGGGCCATAGCCGAGTTGAATTTCTGCTGGTATGCCAGGTACTAGCGGCATAATGGTTTTTGTGCGAGAAGAAGTTTGATAGAAAGAAGATGACGATTAGCAGCTTGCTTGTTTTCCGCAAGCAATTTGGCTTTCTGTTCCTGAGCCGCAGTTGCGGTTTTAGCCAGTTGCTGCTGCTGGGCTAGAGAGTAGTTCGACATTTTGATTTTCCTTTGTTTTCGCGGCTCGGGCTGCTTCAACCATTGATTTCAATGCGCCTGATTGTACGGTAATTAACGGCTGTTGTCCAGCTTGTATGACTTGATTATTCACATCAAGTCGGTATTGGTTGATGATTTGGATTGGCATGGATAATTGAATGACTGGGTTTTGTGATTGTGAAGAAGGATTAACCATAGAACCACGACGCTTTGCTTGATTAATCCTTGTAACTGCTGCAAGTATTTCCATAGGTTTGGACATGTATGGAATACAATTTTTTAATTTTTCTAAAAGAGTGTCTTCTAATTCATCATATGCGTTATCGCGCACAGAGTGTTTTGCTAAAGTCTCGTAGCGTAGGTCAGCTACTCGGGCCGCAAACTCTGGATTAGATAGAAGCTGCGATATATGTGAGTCTGTTACACCTACGGCAGATGCAACAGTGCGGGGCTCAATGCCTTGTCCGAGTAAGATCAAAGCTCTTTGCTCAACTGAGGAGAGCCGTAGATCGGATAGATTAGTTGCGAGATTAACGGGGCGACTTGTTTCCATGATATGTGCATATTAATCTTTCCCAGGTGCAGGTACCATGAGGGATAGACATAGCAGGTAGATTAGTTAGATTGGTGAGTAGATGGTTTGGAAAAATTTAGTAAAATTTGAAGATGTCATTAGGATAGGACGCCAACAAAAACCTAAAAAAGCCCCATACCCCCCGGGTTGAGAATGATTCGCATTTAGATTGGTGTATACTAGTAAGCACTAACTCAGGCATGGTGTGTGCCATTTCATATTGTGAGATGACATTCCTTGTGATGGGATGACACTCTTTGTCTTGGCATGATTCTTGCCGCGGATAGATTGACAATATTTGTCTATAATGGCATGGCATGGTGATTGCATGTCTAGAGTACGGCGGTTTTGCCGTGGATAAATCGGAGATACTAAGATCATGAGCATTTCTAACCGTCACACTGTTGTGCCATTCGTTTCTGGTGAGACTCAGGCAATGGCAGGCCAGCGGCTTCTTAAGATCGGATACAAAGGCAGAGCGCAGAAAGATGGCACAACTAAGAAAGCGCGATTCAACAGCGTTGCAGCAAGTGTGCCACAAATCGATCCTGCACAGATTCAGGAACACATGCAGCGGCTGATTCCGCACATTGGCACGATGCTGGAAAATGTGCAGGATTCTGTGGCGCGCAGTCTCTACGAGTCTTCCGGCGGATTGCTTGGCGAACTAGGGGATGATGATATCTCAATCCCTGCATGTCTCAATTTCCTTGAAGCGGAGGCGAATGGTTCTCGACTCACGGCAGAACGGATCAAAGAATGGTTTGTTTCGGAATTGCAAGACAATCTCTCTGTGTGGTCCGCAGAGAAATTCGGTTTCACTGATCCGAATGCTGCACAAATGGAAACTGTGAACCAACAAGTGAATGCATACTGCGCTGTATTTGCATCCCTGAGCGGAAAGAATCTGAGCATGGAGAAAAGCAAAATTGCAAAACTCCGTAATGCCCTGTCTCTGTGTGCGGATGATGGCAGTGAGATTGCACAGAAAATCTCTACCCGCCTCACAGCATTGGAAACTCCCACACCAGTGATTGATTACGCAGAAATGCTGTGATTGATTGTTGATTCAATCATCAAATGCATCATCTCCAGTGGTGCATTTTAGATTGAAAAACACATATTAAACTCAGACTGTCAGACTGTTAGGCTACGCACCCTCACACCGGTCACCTATTGCACCGCTCTGCTATCTAATCCGAACACAGTTATAGACATAGATATTCTTTTCTATACCCTTCTCTAAATTAGATTTAATTTCTTATTTTGATTGAAATATTTTAGTAGGGGGTCATATAGGGCATTAAGAGGATGCACACATAGGGATTAGAGAGATAGGTACAGTTTAGGCAGGTGCAGACACATTAGATAGCGCCTAGGCGCGGTTGACAGGCTCACCGAGGCAGCGTAGGCTAGCGGTCCAGCAGTCTGGGTTTAAGATGTTTTTTGTTTAGTTATCTTGAAACAGATTAGGAAAAACCATGACAATCTGAGAGACACATAAATGTCTTTCTTTTTCTATCCATAATTCTGTGGATAGAGAATTGAAGATTCTGAAATCCCAAGGAGATACTATCATGGCAGGTTTTGTTAAATTCGTCGATGAGCCAAAATCACTCATGTTTTATATCGGAAGCGCATTTCTAAAACATGAGTGGAATTGGCTACTTGTGGAATCTTTGCAATTGGATGGCCACGAACTCGATCGCGCCCTCAATATTCTTGGACAAACAACAAAACTTCGGGTGAAGACTTTCATCGGAGAAGAAGCA